ACCGTCAGCAGGTGGAAGCGGGACGGGGTAGACATGCACGATCCGCAAGCGGTAAAGAAGCACATTTCCTCGCTTCTGGTCAAACCCCCGGCTTACCGGGCAAGCGCACTCGACCCCCAGTCTTACGATCAAGCCCGGACCCGCAAAATGGCTCTTCAATGTATCCAGTTGGAGCGTCAAATCGACCGGGAAGATGGAGACTGGACCCATAACGACGTGATCCGGGAAGACACTCTAGCAGCGTCAGGAGTCCTTAAGGCTGGAATGCTCAAATTGGAAGCAGAACTTCCCCCGGTGCTGGCTGGATTAAACGAAGCCGATATGCAGAAGGAAATGAGACCACGCCTGGACTCGCTCCTGCGCGAATTCGTCGAAAGACTGGGCAAGATTACAAAGGAGGAGTCTGGTGGGTGACACTTTATTAAAGACTCTGGCTCAAGGTCTCGTGCCTCCCTCCCGGCTGGGGATTATAAAATGGGCTGAAAAGCACGTGCGGTTCCCCCACTCGGACCGAAACGAACGCTTCACTGCAGAAACTGCTCCTTGGATGGTGGAACCCCTAACAGAGCTGGCAGACAACACGAACGAAGAAATCGTGTGTCGAGCGGCAGTGGGTTCTTCAAAGACGACTGCTTTTGAAGTGGTGTTGCCCTACATCATCAGCGAAGACCCCGGGCCAACGATGGTAATCACCCAGACCGACGACGATACCAAGGAATGGGCTGAAACTCGGTTGAGGGGTGTGCTCCGGGGGACCAAACCCTGTGCGGATCTTATCCCCTACGACAAGCGCAAAATGAGGAAGAACATGTATCTGTTGCCCCATATGTTCGTTGCGCTAGGTGGAGCGAATATTAGCACTTTGCAGTCAAAATCGATCCGGTGGTGTCTAGGTGACGAAGTGTGGCAGTGGAGACCCGGGATGCTGGACGAGTTCCGGGGAAGACGACACGACAGGTGGAATGCACGCTTGTTTCTTGTGTCTCAAGGGGGAGCATCTGGAGACGATTTTTCAAACGCTTATGACCAGACCGACCAACGAATCTATCATTGGCATTGTGAGAGTTGCAACCACCAACAGCCCTACAAATGGACTCAGATTAAATGGGACGACGTATGGGTGAACGACGAGGAAGGGGGAGAATACGACTGGGACAAGCTAGCTGCCACTGTTAGACTGGAATGTGACAAGTGTGGACACGCTCACGCAGACAGTATCGAAGTGCGACGGAGGCTTTCTGCTTCAGGTTGTTTTGTAGCATCAAACCCAAACGCGAAACGGGGTCACGTTGGCTTTTGGTGGAACTCCCTTTGCGTTTACTGGATTCCGTGGTATAAGCTGGTCTGGCAGTGGCTCCGTGCCATCCGTCTGCGAAGGGAAGGCGACGAAGAACCATTTTGGATCTTTAAACAGAAACGACTAGCTGAAGACCGGGAAGAAAACCCGGAAGTCGACCGGGCTGCGCTAAGTGGGGCAGGATATTCTTTAATCGACATCGAGGACCCTGCACAGAAGTTCCCCGGGGAGGTGTATCGTTTCTGTACAAACGACAAGCAGCGAGACCACTTCTGGACCTGTATTCGTGCTTGGATGGCAGATGGTAGCAGCAAGTTGTTACACTATGGGCGAACGCTCACCTTTGAAAGTATCCGGGAATTGCAACTAAGCTACGGGGTCAAGGACAGGCTAACCACCATGGATGCTCAGTATGACACCCCCATTGTCTATCAAAAATGTGCAGAATACGATTGGACTGCTCTGCACGGTGGTAAAGAAAAGGGGTTTGCTAAGTGGATAGGTAAAAGCAAGAACCGAAAGAAAATCACCCGGTTTACATCAGATCTGCAAAGAGCTAACCTCGGAGGGGGCAAGTATGCACGCTATATGTTTATGGCATCTGACAGGTTAAAGGATATTTTGCTTCTTCTCAGGACAGGAGGAGGAGTGGAGTGGTCACACCCCGATGATGTGTCCGAATCTTGGATGAAGCAAATCGACAGCGAAGCCAAAAAAGAGGTAATAAACCGGACTACTAAACGAACTGAGATTCGATGGGTCCAAGTCAAGAGACACAACCATGCTTGGGATTGCGAATATCACCAAGTTGCGATGGCCTACACGATGGGTATCCTAGGCGACTTTGCAGGTCCGGAAGATGCGGACCCGGATGAGTCGCGTTGACCTCTCATACAACGTAAATGGGGATTGCAGACGCATTATACGCCTACGGTAGAGAAAGCGATGAGAATTTGGTAAAGCTCAGAGGGTGGAGGGACGATGCTTTGACAGAGATTGCTGCAGGACGGGGGACGACTCTTATCTCGGGTGCAGGGAACGGGTTGAATTTTGCGGTCAGTTCTGACATGACCGTGGGGGAGTGGTTTACTGCGTTACAGGCAGCTATTCTCCGGATAAGCAAGAAACATAGTTCCGTGCGCCACGTGCGCTTCTAACATGCCGATACTCAACGAATACGGACAGCCTGTCCAGTCCCACCAGAAATTCGCCCGGTCAGCATCCCGGGGTTTTGATCGTCCATGGGAACCCGTCCAGTTAGACGATATCGACCAGTTGATTCCGAAAACGGATTGGCGAGTTATACTGTCTGCTTCCCGTAAGTTGTTCACGAATATGGGTCTCCCCCGGGGCGCAATTTTACAGCTGGCTGGATATTCGACTGCGTCTGCCTGGATTCCTGTCTTCCAAGGTCAAGACCGTGAATGGGGAAAGGCAGCACGTGATCTCTTGGTGGACGAGTGGTTTGGTAACTGCGACATTCGGGGTCAGATGTTTGATTTTCGGACTTTGCTTTATCTTGACAGCGTGAGCGTCGACCGAGATGGTGACTTCGGAATTCTTTTGACAAATGAGCGCTATCCTACCATGCAGCGCATAGGTGCTCATCGAATCGGTGACAGGGAGCATAAAAACGTCGTTACTTCTGGTCGCTACACTGGGCGCAAGATCAAAAACGGTGTGATAGTAAACGACTTTGGACGACCCATAGCATACAGGATCATCGATGAAGACGACTCGGCCAAGCATCGTGACGTAGAAGAACGCGATTTCATCCACGTGTTTAATCCAACATGGCACGAACAATGCCGGGGACTCCCGGTCTTCGTTCATGCTTTAAACGATTTGCGGGATTGTCTACAGTCTCAGCAGTGGGAACAGATTGCACAGTTGGTGGTCTCCTCACTTGCTCTGATCGAGTATAATGAGTATGGACATGCAGATGATGACGACGCACGCACGGAGTTGGCGGGAGCAACTCAAACCACAGCAGAGGACGACCTGCTTTCGACCAGTATGGTCGGAGGTCTCATACGTTACTTCAAGTCCAACGGTGGTGGGAAGTTGGAACAAATCAGGCAGGACAGACCGGGCGACATGTGGGAATCCTTCCAAGATCGGCTTGCCCGGGCGACCCTTGCTGGGATGCCTTGGCCTTATTCGTTCACATGGAAAGGGGAAGATTTAAATGGGGTCAGCGTCAGAGCAGAAAACCTTAAGGCGCAGAAGACAATTGAAGATCGTGTGTCTTTGCTACGTGGTCCTGCTAGGCGTGCGGTGGGTTGGGCGATTTCGAAGTTCATCAAGCTAGGACGATTGGAGCCAAACGATGAGTGGTGGAAATGGACCTTCACACAACCACCTAAGCTGACCATCGATCAGAACCGGGACGACAAGACGCTAGCCACAACCTACGAACTGGGAGCGGTGAACATGACCCAGATTGTCGGGGAGAGAAGCGGTCGCCAGTTGGAAGACCACTTGTTAGAACGAGCAGATGAGTGCATCCTGCGCCATCGCATCGCTGAGGAGAAATCACAAGAGAGCGGATACGAGATAAGTAAGGACGATCTAGGGACAATCCCGGGCAGCAGCCAAAACAGTGTTGACCCGATGCCCAGTAATGAACCTCCTCAACCAGAATATGATGATGAGGAACCCGAAAACGACGAAGAATGAGACTGCAGCGCATTATTGAACAATTGAACTACAGACCATGGTTCATCTCTGCAGAGGGGTATGCTTCAGTTCGAACTGTCATCGAGAAGGCGCTGGACCATCGACCTGATGCAGAAAACTTTAACCAGATTGTTGCGGATCTCGTGAATACACGACCTGAGATGACAATCAACGATGATGGGGTTGCAACCATCCACGTTCAGGGAGTCCTTGGACAACACCTTACGAATGTAGAAAAGACCTGTGGAAATACAGGGTATGAGCAAGTAATCGAGGAGGCACAAGTCGCAAACGAAAAAGCGGAGGGTGCTGTGTTCGTGATCGATTCCCCCGGGGGTATGGCAGTGGGGGCGCAAGAAGCTGCCAGCGCCATTTCCAACATGACTATCCCCACTGCTGCCTTTACAGACTCTTTATCTGCTAGTGCTGGTTATTACCTTGCTTCTGGTGCTGATTATCTGGTTGCTTCACCTTCTGCCGTGGTAGGTTCTATTGGGACAATTCTTCCTTGGGTGGACTCGTCACAACAGTGGGAGCTACAAGGCCTGGAATTTGACCCGATCATCAACGATGGTGCAGATTTGAAAGACAGCATGCATGGTCCAAGCTTAAGCACGGACCAACGAGCCTTCTTGCAAGACCACGTAAACGATCTGGCAGCACAATTCCAAGATCACGTTGCCTCTCACCGGGAAGTAGACGAAGAAGTGTGGAGAGCTGGCTTTTACATTGGAGACCGGGCTGTCGACATGAACCTCGTCGATGATGTGGGATCTTTAGAACTGGCGCACGAGTTTGCTAGTTCTGCACAACGTTGACAGGTAACACAGGAAGTGAAGGGGCATATTACAACTGTCCCACTCCAACCAAACCGCACAATGTTTACTACTCTTAGTAAGGCGAAAGCTGAAGTCGAACGGATGACGGAAGAATCTTCCACTCAAGCGCTTCAAATCAGCTCTCTTACAGAACAAGTTGCATCCCTTACACAGGAACGCGACGAAGCCCGGGAAGCCAGCGAAGTTTCAAAGCAGGAAATTGCTGAAGCGAAACAGAACCTTGAGCTTGCCGAACAGAATCTCTCCGAAGCCCGGGGCGAACACGAATCCATCGAGGAACGGATCGAGTCTGAAGCCCAACAGCGTGCTTTGGACATTAGCGCTTCCGCTGGGACTCGTCCCGTTGAAGATTCCACCGATTCCGACCTTGACCCAGACGAAGTTACCAAAGACAACTTCTGGCAACGTCACTCCTCGTTAGAGTCCCAAGAAAAACAGGACTTTTACAACAAACACAAGCACGTGATCGGTCGCCACAGGTAGCCGTCGCATTCCCCAGAACCAAATAACCAACAACGACCATGGCCAACACACTAGGTGGCATCAATCTGGCAGACATCGCGGCTCGCACCATAAATGCGCTGACGCCTCTTCTGCTTCCCCTCCGGTCCATCAGTTCCGATTTCTCAGGAGAATTCTCGGAGCCGAAGGAATCCATCACCACTCGCATTGCGACTTCCACCACAGCGGATGACGTAAGCGGTGGATTTACTGCTGACGACCAAACGTCCACGGCAAAGACAATCACCCTTAACTTGGAACTTGGGAAGGCCATCGGCTTTACTCAGGCAGAACTCAGTAAGGGTGGTGAAGATCGCATCTTGCGCACTTTCTCCCCCACTGTTACAAACGCAGTCGGTCTTGGTGTGATTCAAGAATTGCTCAAGTTGTGCACCAATGCCAACTTCAGCAGCGAATCTACCGTTGCTGCTGGTGCATGGGATGTTGACGATGTTGCAGACATCGCGCAACTTCTGGATGAAGCGAACGTCCCACAGGACCGTTTCATGCTGATGAAGCCAGCTTACTTTACTGCACTTGCGAAAGACGACGTTATCCAGCACGTCGATTCTGCTGGTGGAGATGAAACCCTGCGTCGTCACCAGATTTCGATGGTGCACGGGTTCCATGTCAGCCAGTTTAACGGGTTCCCCACTGGGGACACCACTGCAACCGAGAATCTTACCGTGGTCGCTGGTGGGCGTGAAGGTCTCCTCATTGGAGGTCGCTTCCCGGCTCAAACCGAAGCCATGGGAGACGTGGTCGCTGTTGAAAACGTGCAGGAGCCTGAAACTGGGTTCCCGCTCCAGTTCCAACAGTTTTACGTTCCCAAGGAGCGCAAACATTACTTCGCAGTTGCAACTCTCTTCGGAGTCGCTGTCGGCAACGCTGGCAACGTAACCCGGGTGGTTTCCAGCTAACACTTTCCCGGCTGCCCCGTCTGACTCGCTCATACAAGAGATCTCATGGGGTAGCCGGGTTTTCTCAACCTACTTACTTTACAGCAAATGACTGACAGATTACGACTGGTTGTCTCGTGGAGCGGAGGGACCCCCTCCTGCGACCACATCGGCAGTGACGCAGAAGCAGCATTTAACGCCTACCTTAGCGAAGTGTCCAAGCACGAAAAAAGCGCTGAGGGAGGGAAGAAGGCAAAGGTAGACCGGGTGGAATTCTGGTCCCGGGGCAAGCGCAGGAAAAGACGGGTCTTCAACGTCCCTCCTCGCTCCGTGGTGTCCCACGAAGAGAACGTAGCCAAGCTCAAGGAACAGCAGGCTGCTTTCACCGCAAGAGCAGCCACGGGAGAGGATCGGTATCAGCCGGGGGCACAGAACCCCTACGGGACCGCAGAGGACAACGGAGATACCACGGAAGCCTCAGGAGATACCAAGAAAAAAGCTAAACGCAAGACCCCAAAGGGGAGCGCAGACGCTTGATAGGTCTCAACCGTGAGCGACTCAGTGGGGCGGCGTTTCTGGCAGGGGACGTCGCCCCTCTCATTTAAGATATGAACCGTGTTTCTCAGTTTCTCGCTCGACAGCTAGGTCGAGCCTCTGACTTGATGGTGGGAGATGACCGGGTCGACTACCGGGGGCACAGCTACAAGGCAGTGTTTGATTCGACTCAGGATCAAAAGGAACTGGAACCCGGGTTCTATTCTCACACCGGGGCAAGGTTACAGTTGCTCATCCCGGCGAGCGAATTTGAAACGAAGCCAGTATTCACCCTTAAGGCTATGGTGTCGTTCCGGGGTCAGGATTGGAAAGTCGACGAAATGAGACAGGGAGACGTGGCGACCACTCTGGGTCTGGTCGATCCGAAATCGAGGGAGTCATGATCAAGCTCAAGGTTGTCGATCCGGTCCTGTCTGCGGAATTTCGGAAGTTTGAACAAGCTTTGAAGCGCTATATTCGTTCCAGTGACGAAGGAGCAGGAAGCATCTTGCGCAAAGAGGCTCGCTTGTTTGCTGTGGACCTCGTCCATAATACGCAGCCCTTTGGGAGAAATAAAAATTCTAAAACTAGCGGGGAGCGTGCTGTGGTGCGAGATGTGGCCAAGGTTTACGCCAACTCAGGAAAGGTCTTTTCTGAAATCGACAAGTCGAGCAAGGAAGCAGCTCGTCACATGTATGGTCTCTTAAAGAATGACAGGCTCCCCGAAGCAGAAGGGTTGTTGCGCAAGGTTGGAGGTCGTTTTTCAGGTCTGCGAGTCCAAGAGTTTGACAATGGATCAGCACACCGGGCGAAGAGGCGCAACGGAGTGGTCCCCTTTGGCACTCGTGCCTCTTTGGTGATCCCAGAACCTAAAGACAGGCGAGAATATAGCAACAACGTCGGGAGACGTGTCGGGTGGGCGAAAGCAAGTTGGGCTGCGGACATTCACAAGTTGGGTGGAACGCGAGGTCTCCCTGCCTGGACTCGCAAAGCTGGTGCTAAAGGTCACATTGAGGATTACACTCGGAGCAGAAAACCGAAAAAAGGAGTCACTTTTGTTTCAAGGGTGAACTACATCACCCGGGTTCTGCGTGAATCGAGTGTGCGTCGTGCTCTGAGGTTTCGTGCAAAGTCTATCATGCGGAAGATGGGGATCATGCATAGGAAGGGGTTAAGCAAGTTATGAGCGAGCGATCACTAAAGATCAAGATTGAGGATGCGTTCCAATCCTATTTGAAGGACCACGTCAAGAGTGTCCGTGTGTTGCGTGGTCATGATCATGTCGACACCCGGGAAGATGGGCGAACACAGACAGATTTAATTGTTCACGCCCGGGATGCCAGCCCTTTTGAGGACATGCCCCCGGAGACCGGGTGTCTGACTGTTTCTCTTGCGTGCGAATTGCACCAGCCTGTAGAATTGGCTGAATCTTTAAAGGAAGAGCAGCAGAGCCAACTGGAAGAAGCAATGTTGCCCATCCATGTGCAAGCCAGCCTGAACCAACAGCCTCCAACTGAGAACGACACCCGGACGGTGGTGGGGCTGCACATCTATGACATCGACTTAGAGTCAGCCTCTGATGACCGGGATGGGGATTTTATCTTAGAAGTTTTCGAATACAACGTAACCTGTGGACAACACGATGCTCCCGGCTGGGCTCCCTTTGTTCTCACTGCGCTTGATCCCCTTGACCTTTCTCCGTTTCTCTACTTCAAAGCAGATACGGGGGTTGATGAAGATGGTGGACAAGTCTTTGACTGGGTAAAGGCTGGGGGGTCTCTTACACCCAATCTAGGCCAGCTGACTGCTGATTATAAGCCAATTCACGACACCTCAGACAACCATATTACCTTTGATGCATATGATGACAGGTTAGCGTTCGACAGTGCGGTGGAACAGGCGGGAATCCTCATTGTTGCTACCAGTAATGGGATCTTTGCCTATGAAGTGGACGCTGATTCTATTGATGAGATCACCGCGCTAGGTCATGAGAAAGGATATTTCCAAGGTATAGACCTCTACGCCTATGCGCTCCTACCAGTGACCGTAACCGACCAAGAGATTGAAAGAGTTCTCATCCATCTTGAAGAAAACGGTGCGACCAAGAACCCGACTGGGAGCCTTTTCGAATACTGGCGCATGAGGCAAGACCTTGTGGCGCTGAAGTTTGATGGGCTTGATCTCAGCGGGGTTACTAGTCTTCATTCTGCCTTTTATGGTGCCAGATCGCTGACCTCCTTCCCCTACCTAAATCTGTCTGGCGTCACAGACCTTACATACACGTTTCGGGACTGTGTCTCTCTAAGTTCGATAAATGCAGATTTGGATGTTTCTAGCGTGACTACGTTTTTCCAGACATTTGAAGGTGCCACGGGGCTCACTTCCTTCCCCGCTCTAGACCTATCGAGCGGAACTACGTTTTACTATTGCTGGTATGGCTGCACGGCAATGACCTCCTTCGCAGCTCTAGACCTATCTAGCGGGACAAATTTCTATAATGCCTGGTATAATTGTACGGGACTCGCCTCCTTTCCAGCCGCGAACCTGTCGAGCGGGACTAATTTCGGGCAAGCATGGCGCAACACCACGGCAATGACGACCTTTGGTGATTGCACATTCAGTAGCGATCCGAGCGACGACATCGACTTTACTGACGCATGGAGGCTCTCAGGCATTACCGATTTCCCCGCACTGGATCTGTCGAGAGGAACCAACTTCCTCCGGTGCTGGGAAGACAACGACGCACTAGAGACCTTTGGCGACGTCACGTTCAGCACGACAGCAACTGACGACATCAATTTTCAAGAGGCATTTACGCGGTGGAACAACGTTGCCTCCTTCCCCGCATTGAACTTGTCGCGGGGGACCAACTTTACTTATGCATGGAGGGGCAACAAGATGACATCCTTCGGAGCCTGCACATTCAGCACCACCGTGACTGATGACCTCAACTTCACCGAAGCTTGGAAGGATGCCAACCAGATGACTACCTTTCCCTCGGTGAACCTAGAGAGGGGGACTACCTTTGAAGCAGCATGGAACAACTGCTCGGGCTTAACGTCGTTCTTGGCCACAGGGTTAGATTCGGGGGTGAATTTCAAGAACGCATGGAATGGGTGCTCGTCGCTGAGTTCTTTCCCGGCTTTAGACCTCTCTGCTGGCACCAATTTTTTCGCAGCATGGTATAACTGTTCAGACTTAGCGTCCTTTCTTGCAACAGACCTCTCCTCCGCTCTCGACTGCTACGCTGCGTTTTATGGGTGCACCTCGCTCACCTCCCTTCCCTCCGGGTTGGCCATATCGAGCGTAACGGATTTCGGATACACGTGGTTCGGGTGCACCTCGCTCACCTCTTTTCCTGCCATATCGCTAGAGAGTGGAACAAGTTTCACGAACTGTTGGAGAGGTTGCAGCTCCATGACGTCCTTTAACGCAACAGACATAACGGCAGGAACAAATTTTGCCGCAGCATGGCAGTCAACCGGCCTGACTTCTTTTCCAGCCCTCGATATGTCGAGCGGAGAAACTTTCAGTTCCGCATGGTATGACAGTGCGTTAACGAGCTTTCCATCTTTAAATGCGACGAAGGGCCAAACCTTCGCGTATGCTTGGGGTGCTTGTACCGCATTAACTACCTTCCCCTCAGGTTTCTTTGACTATTGGAGTCCAACGAGCGTCGACGGTAGTTGCTTCAATGAAGCTTGGGGAGGGTGCACCTCACTCACGGCAGCATCAGTCGAGAACATCCTGAACTCAATCGCAACGGCAGGAGTTGCTGCACCCTCTAGCGGGGTAGACATCACGATAGACTATGATGCGACGACAGGAACTCCCTCGGTTGCGACTGCCGTGGGGATACTCAAGGGACTCTCTCCCGCATGGACGATCACCCTCAACGGAACACCTCAGTAGATGCCTGACCTCTCCACCCACCGCTTTTTCCGCATAGACCCCGCTGTTTACACGAGCCTCACAGATTATGTGGACACTTCACGTGGTTACCCAAACGAGCGCACAACCCGTGGCTTGCCACTCTTTGAGTGGTTGCTCCATGATGAGGACGGCTGGGGATTACTTGCAATTGATAAATGGCGATTCGTTAGCTCTGATGAAGCCGTGGTTACAGGTGCTATCGATGATGGAACTGTGGAAGAAATCACCACAGCTGATTATTTAGTCAAGCGTGCCGCCATTTTCGCCACACCCGTTCCCGTTCCCCCAGACGACAGACCCGTTCCCCCAGAAGCCATACTCGTTCCCCCAGAAGCCATACCCGTTCCCCCTCCTCCTCAATAACCAAAGTTGACACCCTTTATAGAGTAACTCAGTTTAACCATGGCAGTAAAGACAAAAGGAACAGCCCATCTCTACGGGATTGCCGGGACCGTGACAAATGCGACCGTGCTTTCCTTTACCAGCAGGAAAAGCCACCTCAGCGAAGATGAGACGACCGATGAGTCCGGGCATCAGATTGAAAGACGATATGATGACGAACTGGAGGAAGTAACGATCACGATACGGATGCAAGCAGCCTATTCCGTCCCGGCGCATGGCACTAATATCACGTATGACAGTGTCGCCTACGAGATTACTTCAGTTGATGCTAACGAAGAAGCCAAGGGATTTCGCACGCTTACTATCACAGCGAAGAAATCTGAATTCATCTCTTACTAGGTCGCATGGCTGCTAAAAAGAAGGCAGCAGTTGCGAAGGCTCCTGCTCCCGATCGCGCAAGCGAACTCCGCACGATCATCGCGCAGGAGGAATCCCGGAAAGTGGACGGACCCGAAAACGGACCCTCTCACAATGAAGAACGGTTAAAACAAGCAGAGGAAGAGTTGGCGAAGTTGACCTGATCCACAGAGTGTGGATGACTCCTTCTATAGGGCTTTTTTACCTGCTGAGCATCGGGTTTGCGGACTCAAGCTGAAACCCTATTCATCTTGGCATGCGCTAATCCTTTATGCGATCAAGTCCTCTCTAGTCGAGGGGCAGGGGAACACAACCCCCTCCGATTTGGTTATTGCTTGCCGAGTATGTCAGACGACTTGGCCTAAGCAACCTTCACTGAAGATGCGACTCCGTGACTGGTTCCGGGTCAAGTGGATGGAACGTTACCCATCTGCTTTTTTGCGTGAATTTGAGTCTTTTGCGCTCTATCTGAAAGACCACACGTCACGCCCCCAGTTCTGGAATGTGGTTGAGGGTGGGAGTTTTCGTGAGGTTACGGGTCCCGTTGTAATGTGGACTCTAGCGGGTCTCATCACAAGTTCGACTCTCCAGCCTAAACAAGCTTGGAATATGAGTGTGGGAGAAGCTGCGTGGTATGATGCATCGATTGCAGAGCGTAACGGCTCCCATCTTCGTTTCTTGTGGGACTCTGACGTGGAAAATCCCCCGGTGCAAGACAACTTATCAGAGGACGAACTTTACGAGCAAGCAGTGGAGCACCTAGGGAGCGAAGCAGCAGATCGGTGGTATAAAGCACGAAAGGAGAACGACCTATGCCATTAGGAATGAAAATCCCCTTTGGGGTTGATCAAACTCACTACCGTCGAGGTTTAGCCTCAATGCGCCAACAGACTGCGTCGTGGGCTAAGGGGATCGGGGGAATGTTGGCTGGAGCCTTTGCCATCCGGGGCGCTATCATGAAGTTTCGTGAAGCGATTTCCTTTGGGTCTCAAATGTCTGATTTAGCGACTCGCACAAGCACTACAGTGCGTGAGTTCATGATCTGGCGCGATGTCGCCCGGGATGCTGGGGTTGAGGTTAGCGTTTTGGAACGTGCTTTACGTAACGTGAACATTCGTTTCCAAGAGGCAAAGGATGGGACCAAATCTTACGCTGACGCATTCAAGCGACTGGGGGTCGACATGGAAGTGTTCAACAATCTTGGAACTTCTGATCGTCTGGTTGCCATTGCCCGGGCTTTTCACCTTGCCACGGATAAGACTGCGGCTTTTGCAGATGTGGCAGATGTCTTGGGTGTTAGGGCTGGTCCCCAACTTGTGGAAGTTCTAAACAAAGTGGGGAAGGATGGATTTGAGGCTGTAGGAGAATCGGCTGTGGTCATGAGTGATCAGATGGCGCAAGAGTTGGACCGGGCCGAAGACCACGTGCAGCGCTTTAAAGATAGAGTGATAATCGCCTTTGGCAAAGTGGTTGCTGCCTGGACTCAAGCACAGGCAGACATGGGCTACGTAAAGGAAGTCCAGCAAGAGCTTGGCCCTTCCCGGGAAAAGGCAATGCAGGAAATGCAGCGGCAACTGACAGAACGGGGAGGAGGGGAATTTTTTGACTGGGAAAAGAAAGCTCTGCGTAACATCAAGACCCCGACCCACAAGATCCATGAAATCGAAAAACGACGAGGTTTTGAACGGAACACTCTAAGAGACCTGACTGTGGACTTCATGCGGGACGACCCGAAGTTGCAGAAAAAACGCAAAGACGCAGAGGAAAGCAGGAAGAACGAAGACAAGGAGCGGGAAGCGGCAAAGAAGAAAAGAGAAGAAGCCGAAAAGCAGATTGCAATGGATGAGTTGCAGGAAGAAATCGCGAAAGAACGACAAAAACTGCTTGACCAGATCACGAGTGATGAAGAGAAGCTGACAAACTTGGTCAAGGAGCGTGCTGCTCTTGAAGACCAGATAGCAGACGACACTGTCAAGGGGTTGGAGGCAAAAAAGAAAGCGCTGGAACTGGAGCTAGAAATTGCCAAGATCCAACCCAAGGTCGACGCAGACCATAACAAGGCACGCAAGGAGTTGGCCGATAAGGAGCAACAACTTGCTGATTTGCAGGAGGAAAACCGTTTCGATCTTCTCTCTGACGAAGAACAACTGGCAGACCTGCAGAGGAAACAAAAGAAAGAACAAGAAAAAGCAAATTTCCTTGCTGAGGTCGGAAACCGGAAAGGAGAGGTGGAAGCGAGAATTCGGGCGCAGGAATTGGAACAGGAGATTCGGGCAAAACAGGAAGACATTCTGGGCAAAGAGGACGAGAAGCCTGGGCTACCTGTTCTTCAGACTTCAGGCATTCAAGCAATTGCGGGGGGAGGCACTGCTGCTGCAATTGTAATCGATCCGGCTCTCGTTGTTGCTCAGGCGCAATTGGATGCTTTAAATGTTATTGCAGCCAACACAGGAAAATCTGCTAATGAACCCCAGAAGGACGACCCAAAACCTGTTCTCTAAATGGCTATTAAACACAAAGGATCTTTAGAAAAAACTGGACTTGTTGTCTTGCCTGATCGAAAAATCGTCACTAAGAATGACGGCACGATGCAAGGAACCGTCAACTTTAAGGTAGACCGGAACAACGAAGCTTTGTTGCCCCTCTTGGAATCAGCACACCCGGATGACGGACGATTAGAGTTGTTCCAACGTGACGTAACCCGGAAGACGTTGAAAACCACCATAATGTCTGGATCTTATTTCGGCATCCTTAGCGATCCAACGCCTAAGATTGTGCAACACCCGGGGAGTGGAGGTCGAGACCCGATCGAGACCCACCCAGATTTTGCTGACTTTGGAACTGAGGCAAACGGGGCTGTCTTTGACGATGACACACAGGAATTTAAGGGGTTCTTTGACAAGGCAAAAACAGAATTCTATGGTGTCCGGTCCTATCTAGTTCCTAACATCACGGTAAACCTCAGTTATTGGACCTACAAAACGCCAGTATTGCGCAAGCTCATGACCATTAAAACCCATCTTAAGGAAGTGCGCAAACCTCCTAATGTAAAAAACTGGCTGCTAACTGCGATGCCTTATCGACAGGTGGGGTCGCTTTTTCAGGTCACGGAACAATGGATGGGGAGCGGTCCTAACGGGTGGAGTGAAACAATTTATGGCTAGTCCCGAATCAGGCACACCGGGGACCACAGGTCCCGCTTATGGATTTCCCGATCCACGAACCGACTTTGCGAACCCAGATCAGTCGGCTTCTATCCAGGCACTTCGCCCCCTCGTCCCTCCTTCGCTCTATTCCACCCGGGTTGCTGGGGGAACAGTTGTGGAACCTGACCGCAGATTCATTCCTAGGGTTCCCGGCTTTCGCCCGGTGGCGCGGATCGATGGGACCCCGGGGATCGGTATCATGCCGGGGTATCTGCAATTTATGGAGTCTACCCTTATTGTTGAGGCAGCAGGGACCCGTAACAATTCGCAGGAGGTGATGCCCACTTTAGACGGGACTGCACTTGATGACGCATCTCCTCCCCGAATTTACAAAGCTGCTGGTTCTTATGATGCGTGGCTGGTATTTAAAGAGGTGCACGGATCACACGCAACTCCTAGGATTGAAATTACCACTAAAGATGTAGGACCGGGGGTAATCGACCGGGACGAAAGGGCAGTGGCTTTGGCAGCTTTTGAAGTTTCCTACCCCGGGGGCACAGATGCTGAGGGGGAAACTCCTGCCATTAAAGTGTTGGAGACTTACGTTTATGATAACTTTACAGTTTGGTCTCCACGTCACCAGTTCAAAGCCTATAAAACGGCTGACGATAAAATCAAGATCGATGATGGGTGGGTAATTTTTCCAGAAGGAACTTTTGACCCACTTGTGGCGGGATCTGGTCGGAGCTGCACGCACAAGGTTGCTGCTGCTGAATTCACAATTACCGAAGCTGGGTCGATTTGGTTAAAAAGCACGTGGACGGTCTCACAGTTATCATCCACAACCGATGGTGCCAGCACCCTCACTATGTATCGGCTTTCTGAACTTACTACTCCTGTTGCTGAGTTTCTAGCAGTGACAAACCCACCTTCACCCGGGGATGACGATTCAACCGTCTGGGCAACGGGGGACGTTTATTGGGAAATTTGCAAGCTTTCGTTCGCTGGTGGCGAGGTCTTTGTCACTGACCAGATAGTCAGTGGTCCCATTTATGTCACAGAATTTACTGATGGGAAACTCACCGACGACAGCTAGGTGGATTTCTGGAACAAGGTTGACAGGGTGCCCGGGGCGAAATGTCTTATACCAAGCTAGACCTGCTCATCGACGTCTCAACGGGGACCCTGATCCGCGACTTTGATGCGTCTGTTGCTGCTGCTCGCCCGGTGCTAAAGGCTGCAGACAAGGTCTTGCTACGGGTTTTCTTGCTTGAGCCTCTCCGGAGTTCCGACCAGCCGTGGAAAAACACGTCCTTGTCTGGTTCCACCATAAACGCAGCAGTGGGGGTTCCCGGTGCGGACTTCACCGATGGCACGCTTGGGATTTCGTATGGGTCCTCATCTGGCACGGTGTCTTCATTTAAACCAACAGCGGAAGAGATGCAGACCGGGTTGAATGCCCTTGCTGACATAATTTCTGCCGGGTATGTTGATGTGGTCGGTCCGACTGGTGGTCCCTACAAGGTCGTGTTTCGCACGGATGGAGCACGCACCACGATTGGCCTGGACTTAAGCCTTCTTTACCCAGATGGGACAGGCTACATCTACGAGCAACAGGCTGGAGATGGAACGACAAAGGAAATCCAAATCTTGTCGATCGAAGCTCCAGCGCTCGCCACAGCTTCTTCCTTTGCAGCAATCACCGCTGCAACTCCTTCCGTTTCAACTGTAGTTGCAGGAAGCAGCACAAAGAATGAAATCCAGAAGTTGGATTTCTCCAGTATGATGACCTATGAGGGAGGGTATGCAATCGCAGGAATTACCACTTCGCTAAGTGCTCGCACTGACTTGATACCATGGGATGCAACAGCCTCAGAAATTGAAACGGCAATCGTTGCTGCACATTCTAGCATTGCCACAACCGACGTATCCGTTTCGGGAACTTATCCTTTCTTTTTCATCGAATTTACGGGGACTTACGCAAAAGCAAACCAAGCTGAAGTGACGCTCGACAGTTCAGCACTAGTGCAACTAACCGGAGTTGAGGCAGCATTGGATTTGAACACTTTCAACATCCTTACCCTGTTAAACGACAACGCAACAGCAGAGGCAAAGTTAGAGGTCGAGATCGTCGACAGTAGCGCTCGAAAAATCACGGCTTTGCAGACAGATTGCACTGTGGTAAACGATCTGATTCCCAACACCCCCACGACGGTCGGGCCAATCACGGTGCAGGGATTCACCGAACCTGCGTGGACTGAGCTTACCGGGTCTACGTCAGACACAGCACCCGGGAACTACCGTTGCACAGCAGCTGCCTACCAACAACTTCCAACTGCAAATAATCTGGGGGACAGATACCGCTTCGTTATTGACCAATCTGCAGGGACCTCTTACATCTACCCTCCCACCGGGGACCACTTCGAAATTGGTGGAACCACAGGGTCAGCCAACTCCCCCATAACTTCAGCTACCCATGGTTCATCCATCGAATTCACGCAGGTGGTTGAAGGGACATGGTGGGTGACTTCTTCCACTGGGTCGTGGAGCTTTTAAGATATGAAAAAAGAACAAATTCTAGGACAACTCCGGGAGTTGCTAACCGCAGGAGCAGCAGCGATGGTCGCCTACAATGTGGGCGACGGGTTCGACGCAACCGCTCTGATCGGAGCCGTAATCGCAATCGTCGCAGTTGTCTGGTCGATCCGCTCCCATGAGGGGTGGTCTCTCGTGGTCTCTCTGATCCGAAAAGCTCTTTCCGCTACCGGGGGTGCGATGGTTGCCTATGGTCTGATGAACGATACCCAGTCGACCGCTCTTCTAGCCACGGTTGGACCCCTTCTCTCCATGGTGGGGAGCTGGCGAGCTAACGGGGATGGGTCTTCTAGGCCCGGGAGTGGCCTTCCCTTGCTTTTGCTGGGGGCGCTGGCTGTCTTCTGCCTCCTCCCGTCTTGCACGGTCTCCGTTGGCCCGGACGGAGCTTACGGTGTGATCGTCGATCCGGTTGCTGCCGGAACCCTCGTCACCCATATTTTGGAGGAAAAATAAAATTGCTGGCATCCTACGGGGTCCTAGTGCTTCCGTATGATCCCCAATTCCACCCCTAAAGCTGGCCATGCGGCAGTGGTCCAAGCTCTGATTGCGTCAAACCTCTGGTCTAACGCCAAAGTTACCCGATTGTCGGTGGTGGGGATTCGGGGTTACTACTGCAGGACAATGGGGGACCCCAGCCGAAACGACCGGGGCATTTACGACGACGCAATTTTCGTGATGTCTCCTGACACGTTCACTGCTTTTAACGCCAACACGGACCCTTCAATTACCCGGGTGGGGCGTGCTGTCTTGGAATCCCCACAGCGGGTAGTTTATCAGCCTGGATATCACGGATATGGGAAGAGGTCAGGACACCCGGCTTTCCGTCAGGCCAGCAGAGTAATAGTCAGGCGTGATGGTGGAAAAGGCAACGGTCAAGCTCTGGGTGATGGCAGGTTCCGGGACAGCAACAGTCGTCCCTTCTGGATAAACCTGCACCGGGGTGGTTACAAAACCACAAGCAGCGCAGGATGCCAGACAGTCCCTCCCACTCAGTGGAGTGCCTTTTATCATCTGGTCAGGTTACAACTCGACCGCTACCAGCAGCAGACCTTCTCTTATTACCTCATTGACGGTCCAATAAATTGAATGTTCACAACCCCCAGCTTTGGTTTTCTCGGTGCTGCTGCGTTTAGTGCTACCGCACAGGTTGCAAATGCAATCCCCAGCATATTTCTAGAACACAGCGCCCAAGCAGCGCTGGTCATCTGTTTACTTTACGCAGTAAATAACCTGTGGAAGCGAAACACAGCCATGACAAAGGAGATGCGGGATTTGACAGCGCACTTCCACGAAGAGATCCGCACCGAAATGCAAAGACAGATCGACCAAGAGCGCAAATCCAGAAAAGAACAAACCGAAGCGGTCCGGGAGCTAGCACAGCTCCTCAAAGATTTGCGCTCTCAGAGAGATCATGAGTAAACTCCCCTTTACAGTAAACAAGCGGGGAACAGTCCCCATCATCGAATGGCCCGGAAGCTTGCGAGTTGGGGGATCTGTCCGAGTGTTGCTCCAGTTTGACGAACATTGGGATAATCCAAAAAGCGACCAAGACCTGATCAAGACCCACATGCAGGAGGCTGTCGATGGAGGGATTCCCATAATCAAGGGAGGCGACACCTTTTGTGCGATGCAGGGTCGTTACGACCCCCGCAGAGCGAGAACCGACGTGAGAAAGGAACACGATTTCCCAGACTATGTCGACCGTCTGGTTTCTGGCTACGCTGAATTTGCGGAGTTTGCTGCTCCGAATATCGCTTTCATGGGGCGAGGGAACCATGAGCTAGGCGTGCTCAAGAACATCGAAACCGACCTGATCGAAAGAACTGCTGAACGACTCAGGATTAAAGGGTCCCCTGTCATCACTGGTGGTATCGGTGGCTGGCTCCTGTTCCGGGTGCACGTGACCAAGACCACTAAGGTAATTCTCCCGGTCTTTTACCACCACGGACACGGTGGGGGAGGTCCGGTCACAAAGGGAGTAATTCAAACGAACAGGAGGTCAACCTACCTCCCCGATGCCAGTGTCATAATTTCAGGACATGTCCACGAAGAATGGACTGTAACTCTGGCGCGAGACAGGATGAACCCCGCAACCGGGAGACAGTGGCAGGACGAACAACTCCACATCTGCACCGCAACTTACAAGGACGAATACGCACCTGAAAAGTCGACGTGGCACAGCTTGAATGGCAGACCTCCTAAGCCCATCGGGGCGACATGGCTGGACCTTACGCTGATGAAACATTTTGACGAACGCACTTCCATTGAGGGGGAAGGTTCGCGCAAAACGCCCCACTACCGACTCCACCCCAGTGCAGTTCGCGCCAAGTAGATACGAAAAAGCCCGGGGTCTCCCCCGGGCTTCTCCTTTTTGTATGGCTACTAGACGAATCTCGTAGGAAACTGGTTGAACAATGTCCCCAATGGGCTTACGTTGAGGATGATCCGTGTGGTCAACGTGCGATCTCCACCAGTGGGGTGACTGACCTTTAAGGTGGACTTGCTCCATGGGCTAACTCCGGTGTATTCGGCAGTAGCATTGGAAAAGTCCCAATCTGCTGCTTCCTTACCGAATCCGCTGTCATGGGTGACGAGCTTATTCACCATCTTGCTCACGTAAGTCGCGATCAGGTTTCTTACGTTCTCAGTAACCCATTCAAGCTTTTTGGTTTTCAGAGCTTCTCCGGTCAACATCTGGAAGATGGTGGTTCTGTTGTTGATGCTGTAACCGCTGCCGCTTTCCCAATCGATGAACTTGCGGGACTCTTGGCGGAGGCTGACCGCTTGTTTGTAGTCGGCGCGGCTTTGACGTCCGTTCGGGTAGGGGAATGCTTGCTCGTAGATCCCATCTACCTCGTCCATTTTCCGCTCGATCATCTCGTAGGTGTTATCCCAGAGTTCCGAGAAACGCTCGGTAATCTTGTCGGTGTAAGGCTTGAGTGCCTCGGTGATGATGTCGTTCAATGTTTTCACTGTGTTGGTGTTTGTCTTAGCCATGTGTATATTTTACCAGAGGGAGGGGGTTCTGTCAATTATACAGTTTATCACACGGTTATATGATTTTCTCTAGGATAGCTCCAATACCGGGAGAAACCGGGTTCCGGCCTTCTTGACCCTCCCTTTTTCGAGTAGGACCCCCTTTGCCTCGTAGAAATCCCGGCCAGCTCGCCCCAACTTCTGGATCACGACCGTGCGCCAAGCGTCAGCGGTCAAGCCTCCTTCCGGGAGAACAGCCAAGACTTCTTCCGGGGTGAAGGGAGCCTGACGGGGTGTGTCTTTTCGATCTGGTTTCGCACCCGGGATGAACAAGTCACGTGGGTCCTTTCCTTCGTCGATTCGCATAAGGGGGAATTCCCACGTCACCACGAAGTCAGGCAGATGCGGCAAGTAGCGCAGATCACTGGCAACGACGAAGCTCCCCCGCTCCGTGTGTCGTGTCATGGTCAGGATTGCGTCTGGATCACGTGCAAACACACCAGATCCGGAGATTCTATCGATTGCTTCCTTGCTTGCTTGGTTTCCCTTCGAAAAATGAGCACCGAAAACGACCGCAGCTCCTATCGCTTCGCTCAGATCCTCGACCTTCTGCATAAGCTGTGCCATGTCGCCAGCACTGTTCTCGTCTAAATCGCCCAGTGCCTTGTAAATCGGGTCGATGATGAGCAGGTCGATTTGACCGCTTGCCATCACCCGGGCGCGGAGCACGTCTGCCAGCAGAGACAAGTCGTAGCATAAACCACGCAGGTTCCAGAACAGAAAATTCTTAGGAAGTCCTGCCCCTTTCGCCTTTGCCACGGTGGACAGCCTGTCTTCGAAAAATCCAGGGATGAGTTCAAAGTTCACATACAACACGCGACCAGAGCGACACCCACACCCCCACCAGTCGCTGCCAGTTGCGACCGATAGCCCAAGGTCGATCAAACTCCACGATTTGTAGGCTTTCGAACCCCCAGCCAACACCATCTTGCTTCCCCGGTGCAAAATCCCATCGACCAGCAGACCCGGGAGCTTTATTGAACCGGGGCGAATCTGATCGGCCCCTTTGAACTCAGGAAGACCCTTGGGAGCTTCTCCTTTGCCTTCCCTTGCGCTTGGGCCTATTGGGGAATGTGGAGAGGACGGGACGATATGTGAGGCCAAGGGAGGCGAAGGGGGAGGCAGCTCGTGGGCATGTTGTTCGACATAGCGCCTGAATGCATCCTTCACCGTGACCATCCTTCCCGGTAGTGGATGACCTGCTGGGTCTTCCCGGTTTTGCCGTTCTTGCCCCCGGGGAGCCTCACAAACTGGCACACGCTCCAAGTCTTAGGGTCGGCTCCTAGCTGGCACGCCAACTCAAAAAAGCGACGACACCTTGTCTCGCTCTCACTTTCGCAGTGATACCATCCGTGGGTGGACTTGCCCCCACTATAGATCATAATGACCAAGGGCAGATGCTTTCCTAGATACTTGTGATAGGCAGCTTGTTCCTGTGGAGTCCCGGAGTCAAACTCGACCACCAGAAAGACCCGAGGTCCTGTGTTGTCTTCACAATGGTGACTCGTCTTCCCTTCCCGGGTGACTCCCGTTTCCGCAACCATAGGGTTAGGGTTTACAAACTCCATCCTATAAGACCCGGTAATTTCAACTGCCTTGGGTAGTAGCATCGTTTGAAAATGAAACACGTCTGACGCAATACAGACTAGCTCCTCCTCATGAAACAACCGGGGGAGCCAGAGCCTGGGTTCCTGTTTGAAGTCTTCCCCATTTTGAGCGAGTCGGTCCATATCGGCTGGAAAAGCACGCTGAATTTCTGTCTGCATCAGCGCTTCCGCATCTGGCCAATTTAGCGACTGCTTAGGGGACCCGTCTTCTTTAGATCCCCGGGCATAAGCGATAGCACTTCTAATTTCCCGGTCAGGGACTGCGCGACCGGGGATTTCCCGGGAAGCTTTCCTGATAAAAGAAAAGATCACCTCATCGCTGTGTCCTTCCTCAATGAGAAAGCAGGTTGCAGCATAAATATCAGAGTGGATACCATCTCCATCCTTAAATGGACGTGTAGCCCAAATCTCCAGCGGTCTTCGTGTTATTGCCATTTTGGTGTCTTGTTTCGGTAGCGATTATACGCTCAATGAGAGCGAGTGAGACAAACTGCCAGCGCTTGACCTCGTTCAACTTGAGTGCATCAGCGACGACGCACAGGTTATGCAGGTCCGGTCTGCGTTGCGCCCACTGTTCTAAGGTTTCCTTCAGTCCCAGTATTTCCCGTGTTCCGTCCTCCTCTGTTTGGATTTTGTGGTTGGTAAGTCTTTTTGGTGTCGTCATTTTTTGTAGTGTTCCGATATTTCTCCTTCTGCTGCGACAGGCAAACCCAACGCCCACTCTGGCGCAGTATTCATTTCTGCCATGATCTCGTCCAGCCGTTGCAACGCGACCAGTTCTGGCACTTCCCACACTCCTTCATCGTGAACGCTGAAAACCAGCTTGACATCGGGGATCTGGGTTGTCCGGTAGAGGCAATCGCAGAAAACTTCCCGTGCAGTGGCTTGCACGAGGTTCTCTACGATTTTGCCCCCGTATAACTTCTTGCGGTCAATCGGGTTACGGCTTCCCTTAACTACTGTGGCCCGAATTTCGTGTTCTGTGGCTTCAACGTCAAAGTAACGAAGGTGTGACCCGGACTTCAAGTCTATCTTGCAATGTCCTCCCACATGAGATCTTACCATCTGTTCCATCTTTGACCAGAGGCCAGAATTCCGACCAGCAACCAACGGAGACGATCTGCGGAAATCGTAGACTGCAGCTTTCGCTGAAGGCAGAACCACCAACTTGTTTTCGTTTTTCAAGGTGAGCAACTTCCTGCCTTCATCAGACCCGGAAAGGATCGTGCTGTTGAGTTCCTTCCCAGCCATCGTCTTGCCATCGGGTGTGATAATGGTCTGGTCTTCTTCGCTCAACCGCAAGCGACACATTGCCCACGCCATCTCCATAAACTTAGGTGGACCCGCTCCATACCCAAGTGCAAGCAATCTTGCCTTGGCCAACGCATAAAGCGAAGCATCGTGTTGTTTGAGTGGTGCAGGATCGGTGTAGCCCATAGTCGCCCGGGCATGTGCCTCGTAGGGAGACTGTCCTGCAGCACAATATTGCAGAAACTTGGTGTCGCCAGCCAGCCATGCCAGCACACGAGGCTCAATCTGAGAAAGATCTGCAATCACGAACACGTGCCCCGGGCGAGGAGTAAACATGTGTCGCAAATGGATACCCTCACAAGGGAACTTGTCGAGGTTCTGAATCCTCAAACCACCTGCGTGCTGCCAGCGCTTCGTGTGGGTTGCTTTACAGTAGACAAGCTCAAAAGGAACAGTGTCATCTTCCCGTTTCCGGTTCACTAGCAGTTGCAGTGACCCCTGCATCTGGTTTGCCCGGGTGAAGCGTTTCACCAAGCTAAGCCATCCTAGCTTGTCCTCATGTTTTGCAGACCATGCTCTGCATGAGGCACTGTCAGCATCGAGTGACAAGGGAGCCTCAATGCCGTTTCTCGCGCATTCGCTGGCAAAATTTGGCAACGATGCAACTGCTCCCCGGTTTCCCCAAGGCAGAGCCATTCGGATTTCGTGCTTCTTCGCTTCTAAGTGACTTATGCCATGTTGCACACCTTCGAAATCGACGTGCACACCACGCCAGTTCGATTCGCGTTGGGTTCGCGACATCACCCGTTCCCGTCCAGGCCATTTGTGACCATAGCCAGCCCAAATCCCCGCACAATACCACGAGTCTCCTGCAGCATAGCTACGCATTTCTTCGTTGCTGGCTGACCCGGTTTTCATCTGATCACGCACCGACTTGTCGACTTCAACTCCCAACAAGTTCAGAGATGCCTGTTTCAATGAACGCCCCGCTTGCAGCCAAATCGAGAGATCAGCAGTGCAATGCCACTCTTGGGGCATCTTGTGCTGTGGCACTTCTCCAAGTTGCTGACACCGGGTGTGCACAAGCTGATCAAAGGATGCATTGTGTGAAAGCCAAGTGAACTGCAAGCAATCTGCAAATGGTGCATCCTTAGGACGACCCACCCATTGCGACCACCGATAACCATCCCACCGGACGAGTGCAACCAGATAAGCATCGAATGCTTGGTGGTTTACATATTCCCAAGGTGACATCCTAGCGAGGCTGTATCGGTCGCTATAATAGGTCTCATAGTCGACCGCAACGCAGGGTCCAAGTTCTTCGGGACGGGGCATCCACGGGGGTTCTTCCACTTCTTGCCAGTCGGTGTCACTTGTAATCTGTGCGTTTAATGGGATGAGCAACAGGTTCCCAAATTCGTCTGTCTTGCTCATAACCCTATCTGACTGTGGGCTAGACTTGCAATGTGCAAAGCGTCTGCCTCGTTGTCGTCGCAAACGACTGTGGAAAAGCGTTGTTCCGCTGCAGAAACCATCTGCTCCTTTGTAGCTCTCCCGTCCCCGGTGGCGTGCTTTTTAATCGTCCCGGGGGCGTAGGAAATGACCGATAGATTTTCACGGTATGCACCAAGCAACACTACCGACTCCATCCATCTTGCAACTGCAGTCGTCTTTCCTCCTGCCTTCGGTCCCATGGTGATTCGCTCATACGCAATCAGGATGTTTTCGTGATCACTGAGCAAGCGATAAAGCCCAAATTCCAAAGCCCACATCCGTCGTCCCTCGTGGTCAGCCGGGATCGTCTTTGTCGCTTTAGTCCGAATGGAGCAGTTCAACACTCCTGATTCTATACGCTGTCCCGTTTCAACTGAAAGGACCGCATATCCTGTTTTCGTGGCTATATCAAGCCCTAATATCGTTTTCATAACCAGATAAAGACGGGGACCCAAAATAGGAAAGCACAATTTACACCCCAGACTGCAACAGTCAGCCAGAAGCGTAAGTTCATCTTGCGGTCTTCGTTGCTGTCAGCAACCAGAACACACCAAATACCTAAGGAGATTCCGAAGGTCAAGACGATGTGAAAGAGAAAGGACAAAACCCACGGTAGAAACAGGATCATGACACTTCCCCTTTCTGTCTGCCGATTGCACCCTCAACTGCAGCAATCAGAACCTTGTCGGAGCTGAATTTCTCACTGTTGAGAACGTATCGTCGCAAGTAGGATTCCGGGACCTCTTGAAGTGGAGTGTCCTTGTATTTCCCAAACCCTAGAGTCCGGGGCGATTTCCGGTTTAGGATATCTTGCACGTCCGACGTATCCGGTTGTTCTTCTGTCACGATCACCGGGTTGTCATGTTCTGGGCTGTCAGTGTCAGACAGGTGAGACCTTGTCTCTTCCTGTGGTTTGGGAATCTGCTGAACTTTCCGGGGGTCGTAGCCCTTCATCCAACGCCAGAGCGCAAGACACAGAATGAAAGCAGCCCACTCCAATTCCAGTTGGTCGCCTTTGTATTTAATAACGTCGAATCTCCCCGGTTCCGTTGAGCTGATGAAGAGATTCGCCCCCAGCATTTGTTTGGCAGCTTCGTTTTCTGGGATGTTGAGCTTCTGCGCCCAATAGGTAGCACCATAAGCAGCAATCTGCATTGCTTGCCCCGGGTAGGACACAACTTTTTGACCTTCCGTCGTTCGTCTCGTCTTGTAGTCCAACGCTCCAATCCCGGATTTTCCATAGGTAAAAGCTTCGTCCATTGTGCCAGCAAACCCGTGTGTCTTGTTCACCAGACGAATTTCAGATTCCGTCACGGTAAGTGGAGTATGAAACGCCATGACAGGGGCAATAACGGTATGATAGCTTGCCGTTTTGCCAGTTGGAAGAAGAAGTTCCCCGTCAGGGATGGGTGTCCCTTTCTTAAATGCTTCTTCAATGACCCGGTGCACTTGGGTCCCGAAATCAGAAGCTACGTCCACCTGTGCAAAGGCTGAATTCAAAGCCCGGTCGAGCCTGGACTCCTCCGTTTCATTCTTGCGTTTCTTGGTATTGAAGGCAGCAAGCGCCACCTGTTTAAGTTTCCATTTCTCCAGCCCGGGTTTTGCCAAGATCGAGATAATCCCAGTGACAGAGGGAAAGAGTCCCAACTTGCGTGCGTCCCGGAGGTTCGTTGGACGAGTCCCCCCGGCTTTCGTCACCTGTGTGTGGCACGGGTTGCCTTCGGCATCATACCAGTGTGCGCTGTCTATTCGTGGTTTAGTTAAAGTAGCCATGTTTATCGTGCTTTTAAAATAACCCAGAAGCAAAAGTATAGGATCACCTCAATTATCATGATGAAAACTAAACCTTCGTTTATACTCAGTCCGTTCATAATTCCTTAGTGTTAGGGGCCACAAAACCTCCCCCACCGACCGAAGCCAAGTGGGGGAGGCTGACACCAACAGGAAAGCCTAAAATGGGTCTTCCTCTGTCTCTTCCTCCGCTGGTGGAGCTGCTGCAATCCGGGCTTTCAGGTCTGCCTCAGACAGGACCTCCTGCCCCTTGAAGTAGAACCCGTCCGAAGTGGGGTGGGCTTCCCACCCGTGAGGAGGGAAAGAGGAAGCCACGGGAGAGGCCGGAACCCCTCCCGGGACGCTTGGGACCTTGGGAACCGTCAAAGGCTCTCCGGAGCCAACGGAAGGCGCAGGAGAGGGTGACGAAGGCGCGAACCCCTCCTTCCCGGCTGCAGCCTCGGCCAGCAACCCGGCAAACTGTCCCCGGTCCGGGAGGGAGCTTGCCATGTTGCCCGGGAGAGGAAACACCCCGGTGATTTTCGCGTAGATGATCGGGGTCATCCCCTTAGATTGCACATTGTCCACGCTCAGGAGTGCCCCGGTCCCTTCCAGTTCGCAGTAATCCCACCCATATTCGGGGGCGCGACCCAGCCAAGCCGTGAGGAACTTCACGAGATTGCTGCCGGAGGCACCAGAAATGGAAAACTCATAGGTTTGCACCAGATATGGGGTCCCTGCTTCATCCAAGATTCCAAAAAGGAACCTCGTCACGTCTTTAGTCTCCATCTCTTCGCTTTGGAACTTCCGACGTTGAACGCCGAAAAGGTCCTCCACTGAGAGACAGACTGCAGTGTATTGCCCAACGGGGCAAACGGTTTTGATATCGAACCCGCTGCGGGGTTCCGGTTTGCTAATAATAGCCATGGTTTGTCAGTCTTGTTGTTCTGGCTGGTTGTCATGTTTAAGACCAGAAGAACCCCAGCCAGCAGGACCCCTCCCGTCAGTGTCAAGATGCTCTTCCTCATGGAAAGCAACGTGAATTTGTGGATAGAAAATAAGTTGTGCGACTCGGTCTCCAATGTTCACTTCGAATTCAGTGTCTGATACGTTATGCAACATGGCGAAAATTTCGCCTGTGTAGGTTGCGTCGATGATGCTGGGCAGAACCACCACTTCACGCAACAGCAAGGAACTGCGTGATTCTAAGCGGTAGAAATAGCCCAGTGGACATTCGATGTGCAGACCCGTCCGGACCTTGCACACCTCCCCCGGTGGGATAACCAAATCCTCTGCTGCCTGGATATCATACCCTGCATCACTTTCCCGTTTGCGCCATGGGGGACAAGTGACTAGCTTGGGGTTGGAACACATCCGCACGTCGATATTGCGCTTGATCCGCGCAGCTATGCTACGTTTCTGCAAGTCCCGTGCCTGTTTTCTTGTCAGTCCCATGATCACAAGGTGAGGAGGTGTTGGGGGAGAGGTCCGGTCGACGTGTGAGAAACTTTTACCCCGCACTCGGTTTCAACCCGTTTAATACTTTTCAGCGCTGCCTCGTGCAAATCAGATGTGTGATTCCACAGATCCGGGTGCCAGTAGTTTAAAAAGGTGAGCACGATTTGCGTTGGGTCGTTCCAGATGATCGATTCTTGCACGGTTTCCACATTCCACATCCCGATCCTGCGTGGTTTCTTGGTCACTGTCGTTTTTTCGATGGTGCTTAACCCCTCCTGTTCCTCCGGACTCAAACGCTTGAAGGCTTGGGCATGCACTTCTGAGATCGCAACCCGGTAACGGTGGCGCAAGTGATCTTCCCATCCTTCAGGACGGTATGGGTCCACGAGTTCATCGGGTAGGTCCATTTCCTGCGCGATTTCTGTGCAAAGTTTATCCCATTTGTAAAGGGCAGGGATGTCGAGCAGACCACGTCGCTTGTCGTTGAACTCGTGACAGAGTGCAAACCACGAGACTTCCCCCGGGAGAGGACCCGATGTCCCAGCAACCCGAATCGGCATGGTGCGACAAACCAGCGTCGTCTCGACTCTGCAGGAAGGGGGAATCCCAGCTTCTGCAAGCCATAGCGCACTGTTGCAACCACGATTTGAAACGAACGGGTAGGGGCCAAGGTAGAAATCCAAGTGTGATCCCTGCGTGCCTTCTAGCACGATGTCCCCTCCTTTGTGGTAGATGTCCCGCAACATCCGGGGAACATCCACCAGTTGCAAATCCCAAGATAAGGGGTGGTATTGAAATTTCAGGTCCTTGGAGGACTCAGGCTTTCCCCGGGTGCGCAACTTCTGAATGAGAGCCTCACTACTCCCCTTCCCGGTCGCACCCATGGCGTGGTGACGGTTTGCGTCTTTTGCTGCCTTCTCTGCGTCTCCGGTGTGCAAGCAACAGCGGTGGTCGATAAAAAGCCTGTCCCGAACATCTTCCCCAGTTGCGGCTGAGATTGTCGCGATTTCTCGTTCGAGAATTTCGGGGTGAATGTAAGCACCCGGTCCAATAAAGAGAGGCATCCCGGGGTGAACCCATGCCGTGGGAATCGTCTGCATGGCATAGGGCATGCCCCGATAATAGACAGTGTGGCCAGCGTTTATTGAGCCTGTGCGAACTGTAGCATCAGCGTGTTCTGCCATTGCTGCAGTGATTGCACCTTTCCCTTCTGACCCATACTGTCCACCTTGTATGATGTGTATTCGTCCTTTTCCTTTTTTCATGTCTTATAAACGTGTGCCCGGTGTTCTCCACTGAGAATCCGGTGCGTTTTTTCTTCTCTCCCCTCCTTTGCCAGTTCTGGTTCAGATTGAGGAGTGAAAGCTAGGTCGCTTCCCATCATGGTCAGCAGCAATTTTTCAAAAAGTTCAGTCGTGCGCTTCATGCAGTTTTTCACCTGCCAGCTCGTGTCTAGCGTTCTTTCACAACCGTTGTGTGCCATAACATCTAGCATCTCCCGGTGAGCGGGGAAAATAGCGCGAGCAATTGAACACGCTTTCTCCCACTTGATGGGGTTGTTCTTGTGTGGGATGGATGATGACCCCACGTAACCCTTCGGGTGGATAGATGCCATATCTCCCTGCGAGCACAGAAAACGCCAGTCTGCCGCAATCTTGTGTATTTGGGCCGAAGCACGACAAATCCAAGCAATCGCATTTTCCTCGTCCACGTGGTCACTGCTCTGCAGGGGGCGCAAATTCCACGGACGACCTAAGCTAAACGTGAACCACGGGAAGTGCTCAACCTGCATTTGAATGACCGACCCTGGATTCCACTGCTTGTAAGGTTTCAAGTGTTGCATGAGTGCAACCAGATCCGAAAAATCTCCGACAGGACCACCCATTAGAAGACCAGAAAGTGAGTTTTTCTCCATTTCGGATGGGAACGAATAGATGTTCATAGCCTCCAGTGGCGAGATCCACGCACGCACCCGGTGTGAGATCTTCATTCGACCCGCATACTGCCAATGTGTGTAGGCGTTGGTGCTGCGTTGTCCCTTGTCGCCTTTGCTAAAATCCATCAGCTGATCAGTGAAGGAACGCAGCAAAACACGACAACGACGCATCGCATGGTTGAGCTGGACCCGTCGCACGTTGTCTTCAACGTTGCTGCTCGTCAAACCAAAGTGAGCATTCACCAGCCCGGTCGATTCAACGAACTTTCGCAGTCTGGTGACAACACGATGGTGACTGTTGCTAAGTGGGAACTGGAACGATTCTTTTTTCAAGGCGTCAGCCCACCCACATTCCTGAGCGAGAAAGTGCAGGTGGGCTTCCCACCATGAGAAAGACAATGATTCCTCAACCTCAGGAGTCCATATGGCTTCCATGGGGTCGTCTTGGGGTTCATAATAAAAAAGAATGTGGTGTCGTCTAGGTGTCATTGTTGATGATGTGGTTGTGCAGCCAAGTCTCCAAGTTTTCGGCTGCGTCGTCTGTCTGTTGGTGGAGATGGTTGCAAAATGAAGGGAAGAGATAGCCTTTGCCTCCTGCCTCTTTCCAATGATGAATTTGACTAAGGTTGTCGTCAATCAGCAAGCGACCGGGCATGGAGAGAATCCATTTTTCCCGGAGTCCGACGACAGTCTGTTCTGGCAACTGCCACTCTTCGCTGCGCATATCCATCCACGCCTGTTTTTCCGCAAGGCAGGTTGGACTTGTGCCATGAGCCGTCAGAATCACCACCTTGTAATCATATGCCCAACTTACAGCAAGCACAGTGCGCAAGACTCTTTCTGCTTCTGGCAAGACTGGGAGCCGATACCAGAACCCGGGTGATTCCAACAACCGCATCATCATTGACCAAGACAAGCCCAATTTCTTTTCATAGTTGTGACCCCCGGGGTCTGCTGGAACACTAAACTTGTCTTGTGCCACAGTCATAAAATCCGCAAGCACTCCGTCCATGTCTAGTGCGATCAACTTCACTTGTTGAGAGAACCTTTCCCAAGATGCCCGGTTTCGCGCAAATGTTCAACCAAACCGATAAGGGCATAGTTTGCTAGGTCTCGCCAACTGTCTTCCACCGATTCGTGGTGAACCTTTTCGTGGTCCATCCGTCCATAAAGAGTGCTCAACCTGCTGATCTTGTCAAAACTACGAACCAGAACACCATAACTACCGAAAGCGTCGAGGTTGCCTCGCCCATAGTCGCGTTGTTTGGTGTCGATAATTTCGAGATTTTCAACCGCTTCCCGTGCGCACTCTTCGCCCAGTTGCGTCTTTGGGCTGAGAGAAAGAAGAAGGACCCCTTTTTCGTTACGTGGGTGAATTTGCCACAGTTCGTCTTGCTCGCTCATACTATCTCGTTTAGGGCAGGTATTCAAACACGACAGCGTGCGACGATCAAGCCAGCCGTTGCACGCATAATTGAACACGGAAAAGCCCGGGGCGACCCGGGCTTGTTGACCGTAGGAGGAGACTGTCAGTCTGTTATCGCTGATGGTGTGAGGACCCGGGAGTGCTGACTGCCTCCCGGGTCGCTCGCTACCGGGGTTGCTTTTTGATCCCGGCTTTTTCCAGTGATTCAACCCAGGCAAGAGCCGCTGCCTTGACCCGGAAATTTGGTCCCACTTGGACCCAATCGGTTAGAACCCCGGTTCCGAGATAACGAACTTCAACTTTCCAAGGGGTATGGCGAGAAATCCACTCGATCCGTTCGCCCCGGGTCACACAACACGTGACCCGGGACTCTGGCTTGATTGAGGGAATTCCCACTACTTCTCCTCCGGAAGATAGGTGACTGTGCGGGACGAGGAACACTCCAGAGGAGGGTTTACATCGTTGCCAAGCTGACGCAAGACCTTGAGCCTCGCACGCACGACCTGCTTTGCACTCTTCAACGGTTTTTCAAATTCAACGGAAACCGCTTCCCCAACCTGCCGGGTGGTCATCTTTCCCGCGAACAACAACTCATCGATCCGGTTCATGTATCCGGTGTTGGGCTGCGCTGAAGGCTTCCACTTCACCCCAGTGATCCGGGCGAGGTTGTAGGCAATGCGCTTGACGCTCTTAAGGTCCTTGTCCGGGAACTCACGAGCCACGATTTTTGCAACGTCTCCAATGCTGTGCTGCGAATGGGGCTGCTTCTTCTTCGGGTCGGAACCGTGAGAATTCAACTTGCGCAGCAGGGTCATGAACCCGGTATTCTGGACAGGTTGCTTCTTGGTGTCTTTTTTGGCTTTCTTGGCCTTTTTCTTGGTCTTGGGCTGCTCCAAGGCCAGGACATTCACCTTTTTGCCATCACGGTTCACGAGGGTGACCTCCGTTTCATCGTTGGTCAGGGTGAAGAATTCGTCCTCTTCTTTGCACGCTTTCACGTCGCCAACTGTCTCGTATCTTGCCCTTTTCCCACCCTTCCGGATAATCCGGAATTCGGAGTGGTCGGTGGCTTCCTTTGGCAGAGCCGTAAGAAGCGTGATCAGGGTGTTGCTGTTAACTGCATCGAATGTCAGTGTCATCTGTTTGGTTTGGTTTGTTTTGTTTTGTTTTGGTCCCCTGCTTCCGGGGCGAATTCCCCGGAAGCAGGAGGCAAATTGTCTTAGTCGATCTCTGGAAGGCAGATTGCCTTGGTCGGTCTGGAATAGAAACCGAAGTGATCCTCTTTCGGGTCGATTGCTGCGGTTAGCTTGACCCGGTCTCCCCTTTCTGGGTAGATGCTGCTAGGAACCGATCCGTAAACCCGGTTGCCATTGTCGAGCTTAACAAGCATCTTGTCCTGCATCCCATAGGGACTCTCAACGGTCTTGATGGTGAGAACAACACCGGAGATTTCGTGTCTCCCGGTTTCGAGCTTGGGAGCAGTGGAAAGGAGCAGAGCTTCAGCGTCTAGCTTGTCTGCTGCTTTTTCTAGAGCCGAAACGCGACCCTCAGTAACCCAGTCGATTGCGTTCTCTTCGGTGGAAGAATCCAGCTGGTCACGAATTCCAATCGAACCCGGGACCGGAAGACCAGAGGCGTTGGTGAGCCAATCGGACAACAGGTTGCTTCCTTCGCCTCTTTGGTATCTCTTGTAGGCTGCGGTAGCTGCTTCCTTCAACCGGGGGACAAGAGCCTCGTTGCGCTTTAAGAGAGGAGCAACCTCCTTTTTGCGAATTTCAAGCTTAGCTTGGCGTTCTGCGTTTTTCTTGGCTGCGCGTTTCGCACGACCAGCCATCAAGCGATCAAGTGCAGCTTGCGTGCGCCCGGTGTAGCGGTAGTGATACCACATTTTGCACTCTCCTCCGCACTCGTAGCACGTGAACCCGGGCCAGCCAGCAAAACCACCAGCTCCCCCGCAACGTCGGCAATTTTCTTTTTTATCTTCGCTCCACTTGTAAACTCCGGACTTGGGGACGAGTTGTTCGGCCAATTCGTGAATAACGGTGCCGGATTCGTCAAGGAGGGGAACCATCTTATCGAGATTGTATGTAGTAGGCATTGTATCAGATCCTTTCTTGGTTGGTGTTGCGCCCCGGGCGAACCCGGGGCGCTTTTGATGTTATTCCCAGCCTCCGAAACCGTCGTCTTTAAGTCCGACGATTTCAGCACCCTCGTTGGTCAATTCGACGAAGTAGCAGGTGCCAGCTCCACCATCGGTGTCTTCCCGGGACTCAACGAGACCCTTTTTGATGAGAGAACCGAGGACTGCCGCTTCGCTGTGGCTTCCGTCGCCGATCTCGTGGAGCCAACCGCTGCCGGGGCAATCCATCCCTTCTGCGATAATGTTGAGAAGGGCGGTTTCTTTTTCTGTCAGTGTGGTGTTTGTCTTAGCCATGTGTACATTTTATCACGATTACCCCATTTTGTCAATTATGGGATTTATCACACGTTTATGTGATACTGGCAAGACCCGTCTGACGCTGCCAAGCAGCATGTTCCTCTTGGATCAGGAGAACCGTCACCCGTTCGTCCGGGGTTCCTTCCTTCCACGTGAGGACCCCCAGATATTTCCCCCGGCCAAGAACGATCGGACGTTGGTGGGGGCGCTTTTCCGGGTCCACTCCCATCTCGTCCAAGAAGGCCGAAATTGAAGGGGAAGGCAGACGCAAACGCCACTGCCTCTGCTCTTTAATAAGGGGACTGAGCATCCAGGCCCGAAACCACTGTTTCGGATGGGTGACTGTCCAGTCCATTTGGTCAGCGCTTTTCATGGTGGTGTCTGGTTCTGCTCTTCTTCGACGCAAGGCCAACAGGAGAACAAGGGGGACTAGGATGATGAATAGGATTTCTGTCATGGTGTGTTTGGTGTTTGGTGTGTTTGTAGGAGATTGTATTTAGTCGCGCATGAAACTAGCACCCAACTTGCGCTCAACACTGGCTGCTGCAGCGTAGATGCTTGATGCCTGAGATCGTGTTATTTCATCACAGGCGACTGCTTCCTCGATGTTGACCAAGACCACCGATCCATCGACTGCGTCCTGCAGGATGTCCCATGTCAAATCGTCCTTGATCAGGAGAAGAGACCCGGGCTTGTAGTCTTGCAACTCGTGCACTCGATCTACGATCTTTTTATCCTCGCATCCGTCGCCTAGTGCTTCAGAGATGCAGCAAGGGAGACCGAGTCGGTCCATCAGAACGGACCACTCTTTTTCTGTGAATTTAATCGTCTTGTTCATGGTGTGTTGGTGTTTGGTGGTTAGTCGGTGATGATGATGGCGTGGCTCACACGGCTGCGGTTGTATTTCCAGCCAGCCGGGATGGGGCGAGGGTGACGCTCCAACGTGTCGACAACCCAAGTGCTCTTGCTGGGCTTGTGAATTGCGATGAAATGACCATTGCGCGCTCCCCCAATGCGCAGAATGTATTTCTTATTGGACGGCTCAAGTTCCCGAATGAAACGAGCCACAGTGGGTCGCGTGTTGATGCTCTCATAATGGGTCGTGTCACGCTCGTAATTGTAGTGTATTGCGTTTGCACCCGGATTCCGGTGTTGCTGAATCTCCGTGGTGGTTTCGAACCCTGCGTAGTCGAGGAACTTTTCCAACTCGCCCACGTGCATCGTATCAAGACGCTCGTTGGGACGATGTTTGCGTTCAGGGTGTTCGTTTCTCCGATAGGCGCGAACCCAGGATTCGATGTGGGCAATGCTTACCCCGGTGATGGCCCTCAATGCGGCAAATCCGCAGAAGTGGTTTTCGTTCGCTTGTGGAACTGCATTGTAGAGACCGCTGGTGTTGATGTCTTTCTCGCTCATACACGGGGAGTATATCACAGACTGGACATATTTGTCAAGTTCTCTTTTTCAGGTTCTCCGACCCCCTTCCTTACGGTATCGGAAAACATAGGCAATTTATTTAGACCATCGATTATATTCTGTGTAAGCCTCTTGACAGACATCAAGCGAGCTGGTTTAACGTTTACGTGTGGAGCGGATTCTTCCTCCATCACATCGGGTCATCCCGTCCCTAGACGGGACGATGACCCGGATGATGGGAAGGGAATCGAATTAAAACGGAGAGCGAGTCGCGTTGTGTTGTTGCAGATTAGACATTGTGTGCGCTTGTTGCTGTTGTTGACGACTCATGCTAGGATAGAACATCATGAAGGGCAAGTATGGCTAGACTATCAAGCACGAGAACACAAGACGCGAAGCAACACACGTTGAGTCGCATCATCAAGTCATATCGTGGCAAGGTTGCACGTCACGCAGGTGGTCCATTTGATACCTTCTTAGCGTTGCAATGTTCACGCGACGGACTGGCACATTATATTGAGGCTCAATTGCAAGACGGCATGACGTGGGAGAACTATGGTGAAGTGTGGTGGTTTGCAAATCAGGAACCTGCACGTGATTATAACCTCAAAGACCCGGAGCAGTTGTGCAGTTATTACAAATATTCTAGCTTTCGGCCTATGTTCACCAGAGATGTGCGCAACTTCACCAACAATGGACTTCCTCTCACACCTAAGCAGACATAATGGAAAGAGACATCGCAGATGATAACCATCCTTCGCGCCAGCAGAGCGAAGAAGACAGTGAACTGAAAATAGCACAACGCAGATTTCGTTTTGTCATGGATCGAGCGGTTGCACATGTTCTAGATTCAGAAGACAGTGAACTTGCAGCATGGCAGGTGGCATTTGCACTTGGATCACCAGCGTGCATGGGCATCACTATGGTGCAAAAGGCACAGGAACTTGGAGTGGGAAAGGCAGCAATATCAAAGGGAGCAACTGCATTTTGCAGAGCAGTCGATATTGAGCCGTCACAGTATATGTTGAGTCGCAAAGCCCAAACATCTTATAGAACACTGAGAAATGAGCAAGAACGAAAGCGAAAGTGAAAACGACGAAATAGCAGTCGAACTTACAAGGCGTTATCTATCCATTCAAAAGAAGGTTGCCCGGGTGAGAAAGCTTCTGGTTGAGTTGGTGCAAGAGTGTATAGAATTCAATGTGGTGTTTGAATCTGTGCTGCAGTGCAATACGTCTAGGGTGGGGTGGTGGATCAAAAAACATGCCCCAGCTATAGACCATGCCATAGTGAAGAAGTTGTCATCTTTAGCTGGCAGAACTCACAACCCAGAACTTATCCAGTCTTGGCAGTTGCGCTTGCTTGGTCTTGTAAACCCCGTCCACCATGCTGATAAACCGAAGGTAAAGAGGAGACAACAAAGAAGGCACAAGGAAAAGTCTTGGGTATACCACCTGAGCAAGGGACAGGAGGCGTTGAGCAAGCAAATCGACAGGATGGGAGGCATGGGGGAGCTGACAGAAGAGCAGCGGGAACAGATGGTGGAACAGTTCGGGTCGTTCGCTGACACGCTCATTAAACTTAAAGGTAGGAGGGGTGGGGTATGATACCCCCTATACACCCCCACGCAGGGAGTCTCCTAAGCCCGGACGTAAACAACAGTTGGTGGTCGGCCCGTTGGTCTAATCTGGGTATTGTGCGAACAATTTGACATACTCCAACGAATCCCGGGCATGGCGAAAAAAGCAATAGCACGAAAGGTTGAAAAGCCAAAAAGTCCCTCCCTCCCGGACGGGACCCCCGATCTGGACAGGGTGAAGCTTAAAGGTGACGAGGGGCGGCGGGTCCTTTGTTCGATATACCGGGTAACGGAGGCGACCGTCAGCAGGTGGAAGCGGGACGGGGTAGACATGCACGATCCGCAAGCGGTAAAGAAGCACATTTCCTCGCTTCTGGTCAAACCCCCGGCTTACCGGGCAAGCGCACTCGACCCCCA